TGCTCTTCTTGTCCTTCTACTTGAGGGTTCTTAGAGATCAACACCATGAGGTCAGCTTCCGCTGCCTTACCTGTCTTACTGCCTTCCATCATTGATTGATCTAAGAACACCTTACCCTCTGCTGCTGCGGATAACTGAGACATCCAGATAACAGCACACTTGTACTGCTTTGCAATGTTACGTGCGTAGATAGAGGCATCCTTCAAGTATACATCTGTCTTGTCCGACGTCTTACTAGAGAACTTATCGCCCATATCTAGAATAACAATATCTGGTTTCTCGTGTTTGACTACCGCCTCTACCCAAGAAAGGTTTTTGTTAGTGCTGTCTTTGATCCTTACATTTTGCTTTACTGTGTCGTACCTTTCAGCTGCTAGGCTTACGTTACTGTGTACTTCATCCATCGTCATGTTCGTAGCGGCACTAAGATACCTAGCGCCCACACGCTCGTAGCTTTCTTCATTACACAAGACGATACACTTAGCGCCCTGCTGTGCGAACCCGTCTGGCCCTGCAATCAGGGAGGCGTGAAAGGATGTCTTACCTGTGTTAGGTCTTGCGCCTACCATAATAAGATGCCCACCACTGACGCCCTCTATCTTTTTTCGCAGGGAAGGGATGTTGAACTTCCACTGAGACTCCTGCTTGTTAGCAGCCATCAGAGTTTCAATAGAGATATCATCCCAGTCTACACGTATGCTAGGCGTGAAGTCATTCTTATAGTCGTCTAGCAAACGACGCAAAGGTTCCAGACTTTCTTCTTCCCCGTTCACGAACGAGAAGCCCATCTGCGCTACCTGCTCGCCAACATACTGTTGAAACAAAGAGCTGAGTGCATCCTCTGCGATCTCGCCGTGGATCGCCTTAGTCGCTTGCATCTTCCTGAACAGATCATCATACGAGACTTTGGTCGCAGTCGTCATCGTCTTATTGGTTGCGTGAAACACAGCCTGTAGATCTTCTGTCGTCAGATCCGCCTTGTACTTCTCCATTGCTAAGTCGAGGCAGTCTTTGATCTTACGGACATCCTTCGAAAAGATTTCAGGTGGGCATCGCAGGCCTCTGTTCTTCTCGTAAAATTCTTTGTTGAGCAAGGCTTTCAATAAGCCTAGTTCCATTGTCATGCGGTCTCTCCTTTATTTTAAGCTTAATAATTATTTCTCTGCACGTATCTCTGGCAAACTATTTACGAGACCTTTATCCATACGATCTGCAATCTCGTACCCAATACCAGCATAGCCACAGATATCTACATACGAGTCACGGTGCAGCGGCATGTGTGCTAGACGTGCCATCTTCACAGACAACAGAATCATAGCCATGTCATGCGCTGTTATACTACTGCCAGCGTAAGCGTTGTAGATATCAGCAGCCCTCTTGTGCATCTCAAATGGGTCGCCGTATTCGTGGTTGCGATCCCCTTCAATCAGGGCTGCAGCTTCCTTTGGAACACGTCCTCGTTCTGTCATGCTTGTCATCCTCTTCGGTTTGCTGGGTGCGGAACGTGGGTTGTTAGCAAAAAACGTCCGCGTCTTCAAGTCTTTCTTTTACTTGCTACGCAAGCATTTGTTCTTGATAGTTTCTATATCATTAGTTCGTCTGTACTTTGGATCGTCCTCCAAGTAGATTGCGATGGTCGGTAGGCCCGTCCACAGCGCGATCTCCCTGCGGTACTGGATAGTCTTATTCAGCGCATCAGGATCAAGCGCCACCAGAACACGGGAGTACTCTCCTATGTATTCCATATGCTTTGCGTTAAGCGATGTACCTAAGATCGCCATGCTAGTGACATCCTGTATTTCTTGTGCAGCTATCATAGCTGACAGGACATCCTCTACTATCAGCAATGTCTTACCTGACCCAGCGAAGTAGGCGGGTGCCTGTCCTGTGTATCTGTACCACTTAGGCATCTTACCTTTCAGCGATCTACCTATAGCGTCTATGATCCTGCCCTTCTTATAGATCGGGAATACACACCGTGCATCCTTGACGTCATACATCAGGCCATACGCAGGGACTTTCCACTTATTCAGGAAACCGTGAAAGTCTTTCATCTCCGGCGTAGGCTGAACGACGTACTGCGGTATCTCCATCGTAGGTATCTCTTCACGTACCACGTCCTGCTTACCTCTCTTGCGTAGCTGCATCTGTATCTCTTGAGCTGTCAGGCCAATGTTCACGGCACCCTTGATGCGACATGCTAACTTATAGCAGTTATATATGAAGCGCCCGCTATCGTTGAACACAGTGAACGTATTGCTACCTCGACAGACTGGGCAAGTACCCCGGTAAGTGCCGCCAGATTCGATGTTCAGGCCTTCGACGTGCTTAGTCAGGTTCGTCTTCGTCATCATCATTTCCTCTCGCAGCTAGCGCCTTTGCAGCACCCCTGAATGTGTTGACCATGTAAGGTCGCAGACTAGTTGCACTCTTATGCCCTGTCACCTGCATGATGCCAATGATATCAACATCACCCTCCATCATCTCTGTCACTGCTGTCCTGCGTAGGTCCATTGCAGTGAGAGTTGATGGCAGGCCTGCTTCCTCCAAGATCTCGTTAGTGATCCGGGATATGTCTGACTTGTTGTATGGATAGTAGACAGTATTCTCAGCGGTAACACGGGGCGCAACGTACTTCTGGAACCCGAAGTCCTCCTTCTGTTTGTGTAACATACGGCAAAGGCTTTTGCCTATTGGTAGGTGTACCGCAGCACCGCGCTTAGACTGCACAATATCCAGCCTGCACTCATCTAAGTTAACATTATCCCACGTAAGAAGACGCATGTCGCCTACACGCTGGCCCCACTCGTAGGACATCTGCACGATCAGACCCATGTTGCGCCAGTTCCACGAGTTGTATGCTGTTTCAAGGAACTGCTTCACCTGATCCCGCTGCCACATCACACGGCGAGGCTGCGTAGAAAGGGTTCGCACAAGCGATATCGGGTTGTGATCCGCCATGCCTGTACGCATTCCATACTTCCAAGCTGCACTGACACACGCCTTGCGATAGTTAGCAGACCGAACACCGGACGTCAGCCAGTTCTCATATGCCGTGATCGCGTGGCGCACCTCTAGCTTGTTTGCACGATAGTTACCAAAGTGTTTGTTGTGCTCGATAGGTGTGCTGCCTGCCTTGCGCAGGTGTGTCTCGTAGTCTTTCTGCGTACCACCCTTCAGCCGTGCAAAGTCTGGGCTGTGCAGGTACGCATCGAATATCTTTCCAACTGTGTGTCGCATGTCCTCTCCATGTATATCATATGATTAGTCTACCGTATCACGCTGCCCCCAAAGATTGTAGGACTTCCGCTGCAATGCTGCGGATGTATCCGTTAGTGCTCGCTCCAACCTCGCCCTTGATCTCATGAAGTGCATCAATCGCGTAGGCGAGGTCTCTCTCTAGAGTCTCAACACGATTAAGCGGGTGCCAATCATCCAGCGCAGTCCATGATACAGGGAATAGTTCTGCCATCTCCTCAGCTATTGCGTCTGCTATCTCCCGTGTCTCTGCCTGTGTATCGGATGCTTGCCGTAGCGCACACATGTCGTGGAATGCGTCGAGACTACCTGACCAGTACCACTCAGTCATTGTACTTTGTGGCAGTACCATGCGGGCCTGCTCAGGCGCTACACCTTTCTCAAGCAGAATATCATAGAAGTCTAAGCTAGAGCCTGTCTCTACCATATACTCTGCCTGAAGATCACCTACGTCTACGACGCCTTCTGACCCCTGCTTCTTGTCAGCGGATCGCCCACGCCACTCATCAGGTACGTAGAACTCTGGTTGTTTGTCTACGTAGCGTCTGCTGATCTCGTTCCAGCGCAGGAACTTATGCTTCACAAGCTGACGTGCGACGAACACGGGGGCCTTGATATGGAAGCTGGCAGAGGCATGGCCGAAGGGTGACATGTGCCGGTGCTTGGCGAGGTACTTAATCAGCCTGTGATCCTTCGGCTTCAGCGTATCCATCTCGCCACTGTGTACCGTAACGGGCCAGTCACTATCTTTGGCGAACGACACCCGTGCAGCATTCACGACTGACAGGTCCGTACCCATATGATCGACGTATTCTACCTGCATCATTTCTTGATCCTCTTCAGAGTGCGTTCCATCTCGCGACTAGTATGGCGATAGCAGAATACGAAGCCTGCAACGTAAGCAGCAATCAGCACTGCACCAAGTATCTGTAGACCTAACATGTTATTTTTCTCTCCCTTTTTTAGAACAGCGGGTGATGTGTATCACCGTTCGCTATACGTTGCTTGATGTTAGCGAGTATCGTAGTCAGCTGGTCAGCCTCCTTATCGTTACCGTCCCATGCTGCCCTGATCATCTTGTCTTCGACCTCAGCATACATCTTCTGGATCGGCTGCAAACATGCTGACAGATCGCGTTTGTTTCCACCTGTGCTATTCATCATTAGTCCAACTCCTATGTTTAGTGTTAAGACGCCAGTACACCCAGCTTTCCTGACAGTGACCTTTCCCGAACAACCTGTCAATCAGATGTGTGCAGTTCTTACGCCGTCGCCGTCGCAGTTCGTGTTGCCGGGCGCTGAATGTCTGACCATCCGCACCACCCAGCATCACGTTTATTAGTACAGATACAGCCCGCGACACTCTGATAATGTACTGCTCAGTTGATGCACGATAGCTCATAACGTAGCCCACTTTGTCCAGCTGTGATGTCCTTCGCCCATGTCTCCGCCTCTCCCTTAAACTCAAAACTCCTGTAGCAAATAGCTTGGCCGGTATCGTCAGACAGGATCATCACTTTGTGCGGGTACGAGATTCGTCGTTTGTTTGTATCACTAAACATTCTTCAGGCCTTTCAGTTTCTCGTTCAGCAGATCGAGCCTAGCCCGAATGCTTTCCACTTTGAATTGCTGCTTCAAGGAATCCATTGTCGGATAGCGCGGCACTGCATCAATAGCGGCCCGCAGTTCAGCACGAGTAACAGCGATCTCGTACTGAATGTTTTCGATCTCTCCACATACGCTCATATCAAACTACCCTCCGGTATACTGAGCCTCTGATTTTTCTTGTGTCTGCACGTCCGATAGCGCCCATCGCCAGCAGGTCATCAACAGCATCTCGCCATGCTTGGCTGTTGCCCCCGCACCACCTGCGATAGTTCACCTCAGTTAATTTGATGTCATCTCCGATATCGAAATTGTGTGTCAGGTAGCTCCACAGGAACAGCGTATTCTTGCTGCGCCGTTCGAGCAGTTGCTGCATCATGTGCTGTGAAGCTAGATTTTGCGCCGTATCCATAGCGAACCAGCTTTTTCTTGCATGTGTGTTGGTAATGTATACGTCGATGGGTCCATTGCCTACGCCGTAGGGTGATGTGCTTTCTGGGTCGCGTTTCATTTATTCCTCCAACAAAATGTAGCGTGTGTACCGCTGACCGGTGACAGGATGTTGCTTGCGGACAGACTCAATATCGTATCCCTTTCCTCGCAGTTCTTGCACTCGTTTGGTTAGGCTGCTGATACTGTATTCAATCATTGCCTCCCGCACTGTCAGACCGTTGGCTGATTGCAGGTGCTTGATGATCTTTGCGTGTTGAGTATTCATCTTTCTTGTCCTCTCTATCCAGTTACTTTAGTAAGGCAGGCTGTCTAAATTAATTCTTATTGGCCAA